TTTTTCCGCCTATCGTCCCGTGAGGGGCATTCCGAGGGGCACATGTCATGGCTGACGACGTCGAGACCCGTATCCTGCAGGACCTCCTCCGCGCCATCCTCCGCGTCGAGCGCGAGGTGCGCGGCGCCCTCGCCGGACAGGCGGAATCTCTGGGCATGTTCGACATCGCCCGGATGAAGGGCCAGCTCGAGGCGTATACCGCACTCCGGCTCGACCTCGCCCGCCGGCTCGAGGTCCTGAAGGCCGCCGGCGAGGAAGGACGCCCCGAGCCCCCCGAGGGCGAGGACGTTTGGCCCTCGTCGCGCGAGGGGGTGCAGTGACCCTGCTCGCCCTCGACCTTGGGCTGAAGACCGGCTGGGCGCTCGCTGAAGTGCGGACCGGGCAGGTGATCGCCTCCGGCGTCGAGCCGTTCCGGTCCAATCGCTGGGAAGGCGGCGGCATGCGTTTTTTGCGCTTTCGCCGCTGGCTCGACGAGCTCTATGACGACGACAACGGCTTTCACGAGGTCGCCTACGAGGAGGTCAGGGCGCATGCCGGCACCGACGCCGCGCACTGCTATGGCGGGCTGATGGCCACCCTGACTTCCTGGTGCGAAGAGCGCGAGCTACCCTATGCCAGCGCCCCGGTGGCCACTATCAAGCGGCATGCCACCGGCAAGGGCAACGCCAGCAAGGCGGCGGTCATCGACGCCCTGCGCGCCCTCGGCTACCATCCCGTGGACGACAACGAGGCCGACGCCATCGCCCTGGCGCGGTATTGGCTCGACGACCGCAACGGACCGGCCGGAGCTCGCCCGAAGCTTCGAGTCGTGGAGCACGGCTGATGCGCCTGTACCAGGGCACGCCGCTGACGCCTCGCGCCATGGTGGCAGTCCCCCGACGCGTCGACGCCAGGCTGAGAAGCGTGCCGTGATGAAGGACGTGTTCGTGTTTGGGGTCCTCGCGGCGGTGCTGGTCATCGTCGGAGTGGCGATATTTTCGGTAATGTTCGGAAGCACGTGATGCCGCTCGACGCTGTCCATCGCCCGACGCCCGGCCTCGCCCCGGATCGCTCCCTGCGGCCGCTCGGGCCGCCCTGCCAGGACTGGCCCGAGCCCGCCCCCGGCGACATGGGCGCGATCATCGACCGGTGCATGGCCGACCGGGCCTGGTTCGCCGAGCATGCCTTCGAGCCGGACGAGGATGGCAACCCGATCATCCTCGAGGACTGGCAGCGGCGCGTCATGTGGGCCTTGGACGCCGGCGAGACGCGGATCAGCATCCGCTCCGGCCACGGCATTGGCAAAACGGCGCTCTGCGCCATCCTCGCCAACCATTTCCAGCTCTTTACCCGACAGACCAAGGTGATCGTCACCTCGCCGTCCGGCTCGCAGCTCAAGGACGGCCTCATTCCCGAAACAGCGCTCTGGCGCGGGCGCCTGCGCTGGGGGCTGAAGTCCCTCATCGCCAAGACCTCGACCCGCTTCACCCTCGCGGAAGACCCGGAGAACAACTTCATCTCCTTCCGCACCGCCCGCCTCGAGAACCCCGAGGCGCTTCAGGGGATCCATGCCGACAACGTCATGGTGATCGTCGACGAGGCCAGCGGTGTGCCGGAGCCGGTCTACGAGGCCGCGAGGGGCACGATGTCCACCCGGGGCGCGATCTTCATCCTGATCGGCAACCCCACGAAGACGAAAGGGCTCTTCTATCAGACGCAGTTCCACCTGCGCGACCTCTGGTGGGCGGCCAAGGTCTCCTGCTTCGATTCCCGGAGGGTCGACCCGACCTTCATCGAGGAAGTGCGGCGGACGTACGGCGAGAACTCGAACCAGTTCAGGATCCGCGTCCTCGGGGATTTCCCCGACAGCGACGACGACAGCGTCATCCCGCGCAACCTCGCCGAAGGAGCGCTCGGTCGTGAAGTGATCCCGATCCCGCATGCCGAGATCGTCTGGGGTGTCGATCCGGGGCGAGGCGGCGACCCCTCGGGCTTCATCGTCCGCGCCGGCAACGCGGTGACCCGGGCGCACCTCTGGTACGAGCCGGATACCATGAGCATCGCGGCGCGCATCCATGATCTGTGGGAACGCACCGCCCCGTCCGAACGCCCGCGGCTGATCGCCGTCGACGCCATCGGCGTCGGCGCCGGCGTCGCAGATCGGCTCAGGCAACTCGGCCTGCCCTGCATGGACGTGAACGTTTCCGAGGCGCCGGCCCAGCGCGACCGCTTCCCCAGGTTGCGCGCCGAGCTCTGGTTCAGCGTCCGCGCCTGGCTCGAGCGCCGGGATGTCACCTTCCTGCTGCCCCCCGACCTCGCCCGGCAGCTGGTCGAGGAGCTGGTCGCCCCCGACATGCTGATCACTGCGGGGGGAAAAACAGACGTGGAATCGAAGACCAGCATGCGCTCGCGCGGCGTCCCCAGCCCCAACTTGGCGGATGCGTTGTGCAACACCTTCGCCGCCGACGGCGGGGTGTTGTCCGGGGCTGCCGGCAGCTCGTCCTGGGGCGGCCTCGTGCCGTGGGACCGGCCGCTCAAAGTGCGGCGGCCGGGGATCTTCTGATGCAGCGCGTCACCACCGTCGCCGATCACATGGACATGTTCGACGAGGACTATCCCGGCCTGTCGGAGGAGCTCGAGTGGTTTTTCCGGGACTATCCGCCGGACGTCAGCTTTCCCGCCACGTTCACCGGCAGCGACGGCATGAACGGTCCACCGGTCGACGACCCGCTGATGATGGACTTCGCCCTGCCGGCCCTGAGCGCGAACCTCGACACCGGGCCGGTCTGGCGCGCCTCACTCGAGGAGCTGCTCGAGGAGGAGTTCGCTGCCCTCGCCAACCCGGACACCGGCCTGATCGAGAACGGTGACAAGCCGATCGCCGAGGCGATGGTCCGGCGCCTGCGGGATCTGGCCGACCGGCTCAGTGAGCGAATTGCCCCCTGAGATGCGGCCCCGCAGCGCCGACGTCGGTTTCATGCGCCACCTCGCCCGCCGCCTGCCGGCGCGCGAGCGTTACCAGGACGAGGCCCGCTGGCGCGTCGCGGCGGCGCAGGTGGCGTTCCAGCTCTGCGAGATGTACTTCACCGGCGTTGCGTACGATGTGTCCGGGGGAGTAGGCTCCGCGGCGCCGGACCAGTCGCAAGGAGGGCCTAGCCGTGGCGAAGTCACCGAGGACCCCCAGCGGTAGCCGCAAGCCGCCCACCAACAGCGGCATCTTCAGCCACGGCACCAAGGCCGGCAAGCAGAAGCTTGACACCACTCCGAAGACCACCAAGGCCACCTCGAAGGCCAAGGCCGAGAGCATGAGCCGCAAGGGGCGCAAGGGGCCGTACAGCGGCCCCAGCGTGCTCTGAGGGGCTGTCCCCGGTGAGCGTCGCCACTATCCTCCTTATCGTGCTGGTCCTGGTGCTGGTCGGCGCGCTGCCCTCGTGGCCGCATTCCGCCGGCTGGGGCTATGGGCCGTCCGGCGTCGTCGGCCTCTTGCTCGTCATCCTGCTGGTGCTGCTCCTGCTCGGGAAGGTGCAGTTGTGACCGACGAGGAGAACCTCGCCCTCCTCGAGCGCGCCCTCGAGATGGCCCGCGATGCGCGCGAGATCACCCAGGGAGAGCTCACCCAGCTGCTCGACTGGGTCGAGGTGCTGCTCGACACCCGCCGGTGGATCGATGAACCCGAAGAGCTTTACGGGGACCCCGATGATGGGTGACTTGTCATACCATTACAGCAGGTCCGAGGTCGCCTGCCACTGCGGCTGCGGCCTCGACTCGATCGACGCCGCCACCCTCGAGGTGATGGAGGCGGTGCGCGAGCATTTCGAGCGCCCGGTGACGGTCAATTCCGCCTTTCGCTGCGCGAGCCATAACGCCGCCGTCGGCGGGGCGTCGAACAGCCAGCACCTGTACGGCCGCGCCGCCGATCTGGCGGTCGACGGCATCGACCCCTCGGAGGTGGCCGACTTCGTCGAATCCGGGCCGTTGAAGGACAAGGGCGGGATCGGGCGCTACGCCACGTTCTGCCACGTGGATTCGCGCACCAACGGCCCCTCGCGCTGGGAGGGCTGACCATGGCCGTGGTCGAGCGCGACGGGTTGCGGGTCTTTCAGCCCTGGGCCGGGCCGCCGGTCGAGCCGATCAAGCCGGCCGAGTTCCAGCAGGGGGCGCGCGACCGCCGCCAGACCGAGACCAGCAGCATGCGGCGCTGGCTCTACGACCGGCTGACCGGGTTCGGCATGAGCCCACTCGGGGCCGAGAACTGGACCGGGTTCGGCGAGGACTTCACCCCGGTCGGCGATGTTACCACTGCCCAGGACGCCGGCGAGGCGTTCCGCACCGGGCACCCGTTCAAGGGCACCGCCTTGAGCGTTCTCGCCGGGGTCGGGCTCGTCCCGCTCGGCGGCGACCTGCTGGCGAAGGGCGGCAAGGCCGGGCTGAAGGCGCTGACCGGCGAGCTCGGCGATGTGGCGCGGGCGCTGCCCGAGACACCCGGCATCGGCCACAACCAGCCCCCGGCCCCTGAGATCACCGGCTCGTTCAACCCGTTTGACGACCAGTCCTTCCAGGTCGATGGCCGCGACCCGCATCAGTGGAGCGACGAGGACTGGGCGGCGGTCGACGAGAAATTCGGCGGCGGGGGCGCGATCGCCGGCACATCGAAGCCGGTGCCGATCACCGACAACCAGGGGCGTGTTTTCCAGATTCCCGGCGGCATGGAAGGCACGCTCACTTACCGCGACATGCTGAACCTGAAAGCCCAGGGCATCGACCCCAGCGAGCTTCCCGAGGACGTTCACAAGGCGCTGCACGACAAGATGGTCCGCTCGGTGCAGCCGACGGTCGAGGGCGGCAGCGACGCCGACGTCTGGAACGGGCTGGTCTTCGGGTTGACCTCGCCCAACAACCCGCTCTTTCCCAATCAGCTGTCGCAGAGCCGGCTGCGCCTGCGTGGCGGTGACACCGCCATGCTCGACGACCTAGCCGCGATGATCGACTGGGAGCCGGGCGAGACGGTGTCGAAGGAGCGCCGCAAGGCGGCCAACGCGGCGATCACCAAGCGGCTCGGGCTGGACGCCGCCCCCAACCTCAAGAAGGGGAAGACCGAGGGCGGCCTCGGGGTCAGCGGCTCGGCCGAGTACACCAACATCGCTGAGCTGGCGAAGATGTTCAGGGAGAATCCGGGTTTTTTCCGCAAGCAGCCCGGCGAGCCCTGGGAGGACTACGTCGAGCGGCTGAACAGTCAGACCCGCGGCCTTTCGGCCAAGACCGGCTCGTTCGGCTCGGTCTGGCAGGATCCGGCCAACGCCGGTATCTCGGCGGTCGACCGGCACATGGCGCAGATCTTCGCCGACCAGGGCGGCCTGTTCAAGGACGCCGCCCACCGGGCCGAATGGGAGCAGCGCGGCCTCGCGCTCTGGAACACGAACAACCCCGATCGGCAGTTCGAGAGTTTCGCCGAGCTGGCCCGCACCCCCGGCACCGGCGCGCATGTCGGCGACATGCTGCTCGGCGAGGTGAACAAGCACAGCGACAAGGTGTTTCGCGACCGGAAGGGCAACATCAATCAGGACTTGCCCGAGCACCTGAAGAACGCCGAATGGGTGAAAGAGCCGGCCAAGGTGCAGATGATCGGCGAGAACTACAAGCGGGCGCTGCAGGAGAACGCACGCCGCGCCGAGGAAAGCGGGCAGGGGCTGTTTTCCAGCCAGTGGATGCTCTGGGACCGTCAGCGCCGCCGGCTGGAGACGCACGAGAACATGATGCCGGCGCTGTCGAAGCTACCGGCGCCGACCGCCGAGCAGCTGCGCGTGGCCGACGTCGCCCACCGCAAGACTGGCCACAAGACCTACGGCAAGGAGACCGACGAGGAAGGCAAGTTCCGCCTGAGGCCCACGCGCGGCGGCGTGGTGCGTCCCGAGGAGCTCGCCTACTTCCGTGAGGCGGCGACCTCGCTGCTGAAGGGCAAGCCGCCGCCGGGCGGGCCGACCCGGGCCAACGCCCAGGCGCTGGCGATGCTGAACGAGCTCTCGCCGCAGGAACTGATGGTGATCGGCGCCGGCGGCGCCGGGGCGGCAGCACTGCTCGCCCGCCTGGCGCAGGAGCGGCAAACCGAGGACTGAGATGCGGCCAGATGGCCGACATAGGTGGCCCCCGACCTTTTCGGCGGCGAAAAACTGAAAGGGCTCTGCTAGACGAGATCGAGATGGAAAACAGCCGGAAGGTCTCGGGCAACCGTTTGGACGCGGGCTGATTCCGGGACCTTCCACCCCCTGAGGAGGGGACCAGATGACGATGAACCCCGACCCCCTGAGCGCGATCATCCTGAGCGGCGAGCCGGTCGAGGACGAGCCCGAGACCGAGGAAGACGACTTCGACCTCGAAGCGATCGTCGAGCAGCTGCGCGACGACATCGAGCAGGCGGTCGATTTCATCGACAGCGAGTTCAACTCCGACCGCGAGCGGGCGCAGAAATACTACAACGGCGAGAGCGACCTCGAGGTCGAGGGCAACCATTCCCGCTACGTCGCGACCAAGGTCAGGGACACCGTCCGCGGGGTGCGGCCATCCCTCCTGCGGGTGTTCTTGGCTTCGACCTCGCCGGTCGAGTTCTTGCCTGGCGGCCCGGTGAGCGCCGGTCTCGCCTACCAGCAGACCCTCTACGTCAAGCAGACCTTCGAGGCGATGGGCGGCTATCTCGCCCTCTATGAAGCCTTCCAGACCGCGATGCTGCACAAGGTCGGCCCGGTGCAGTTCTGGTGGCAGCAGGAGGTCAAGCAGGAGGTCCGCAGCTGGCAGAACGTGCAGCCCGAGCAGCTAGAGGCGTTGCAGGCCAACCCCGATATCCGTATCACCTCGGCCACCCCGAGCACGGTAACGATGATCGGCCCCGGCGGGCCGCAGCAGGTGACGTTCTTCGCTGTCGAGGCGGTTTACCTGAAACGCTCGGGGCGTCCGGCGATGATGGCCGTCCCCCTGCATGAGTTCATCATCTCCGACGAGGCGACCAATGCCGGCGCTCCGCCGCGGGTGATCGGCCGCCAGCGTGAGATGAGCGTGTCCGAGGTCTTGACCATCTATCCTGAGGTCGACCCCGAGACGCTCGAAGAGCTTGACAGCGAAGACCCGGAGACCCACCGCGACGTCGGCGAGAGCCTGAAGCGGCGCGGCTACGTCAAACGTCGTCACGGCCAGCCGGACCAGCCGCCTGATCCGAGCATGCGGCAGGTGCTGATCACCGACGTCTTCTACGAGGCCGACCTGGATGGCACCGGGATCGCCCAGTGCTGGCGCTGGATCCTCGGTGGCACCGACATGCAGCTCTTGCACTTTGAGCGCGCCGAGGACGGGCACAACTTCGCGCTGTTCCAGGTCGACCCCGAGCCGGGCACGGTCTGGGGCAAGAGCCTCTACGACCTGACCTGGAACGACCAGGACGGCATCACCAGCGTGATGCGCGGGGTGATCGACAACCTGCACATGTCGAACACGCCGCGGATCGCCTACCACGAGACCATT